CATGGCATTAAACATAGTTTGATTTCACCAAGATTAGCAATCACATATCGAATCATAAGGAACCAATCATTCTTCATATGAATCTCAAGGTTGTTAGAAAGATTTGTACACTTGGTAAAAAGTACAAGTAGGGGAAGGGAAAAGTTTCCAGTAACAATATCATCATTTGTCTTCTTCTGTATACTAAACTCATTTTCAGAATCACCCATTACAGTAGTTCGTGATGCAAAATGTCCTTTACAAGAAAATGTAAGTGATGAGTTAACATTCTTGATCTCAACAGTCTTTGCTCCTAGCAAGGTCATGTCACGACAAATCTTTTGAAAATCAAGAGAAGGCATCGTGATATGTGTTGAGAACTCAGTCTCGGGAAGCTGAATATCTGGTTCATCACGGTCAAGTAAATTCAACTTATAACGAGTTACCTGCTTCTTATCACCATCTTCAAGAAGAATACCTAGTGAGTTAGAGTCGGATGAATCAACATAAAAAGTAATCGTATCGTCGTTTGTAGCTGTACGAACAATACGATAAAGATGATCAGTATTTACTCCAATAACAAATTTAGGACTGGTATGATTATATTCGTACTTCTCAAATTTGTCAGCATGTAGACGAAAATGAACAAGAACAGTACGTGTATTGTCCATAGCTACCATTCGAATACCATCCTTGTCAAATATAAGACTCATTTCAACTAGAATACATTTAATAGCTTCCTTTAATGTTCTAATCGCACCGGTCTGAACAGTTTTTGCTTCCACCACATACTCAGGCATTTAATGTGTTTACTTCGATGCGTTTAAAACCCTACTCATCCAGTTTTTTCTTCATTGTCTGACTCTTCTTTTTGGATACAATACGTCCAGCACCGTTATACATAAGATCATCCTTACGAAGACCACCTACTGTCTTTTCTGCTCCACCGTGCATAACTTTTGCTCGGGATCCAATCTTCTGAGTTTTCTTGTTTGGCATTTAATGATTATACACATCTTTTCTTACTTTAGGATCGTATATGCCAATCACTTTACTTGATGGAATGAATCTACCTCCATTATCACTATATCCGTCAACTTGGTAACATAGACAAGGATATATACAATACCAATTATCATGTTGCATAAGTTCATTCCAGTAAGCATCTGCAAAATATTTAGGATTTTTAGAATTAAATCCTAATCCACCTCTTAGTTTGCTGACAGAATACTCTCTATTTCTTAAAAGCTTATCTATATAAGAAGTGTTTATTAAATAAGCACCTGCATTATAAGCATGGTATACTCTTGGAAAATCATACCTAGCATACCATCCAGCAAGCATAATAACATCCCATTTTGGAAGTTTTGTTAACTTCTCTAATTTTGCATATCCTTCTTTAAAATTAGACCATACAAGATCATCTTCCAATACAAGTATATTTTTCCACTTATTCTTTTTTGCCATACGAAGAACCTCTGTATGGCTTTCAAGACATCCAAGTGGTCCATACAATCTTTTAATCGCAGAAAATCGAACTACCTTTTCAAGAGGAATTTGACCTTCTTTAAAAAATTTCGACATAATATCTCGCCTATCTTTACGATGATCTAGATTTATATAGATAACTTTATCAACAAATTCCCACATTGTATTTATATGCACAATTGATTTCATGTTTATGACCTCAATTGTGCCCTTTTGGGTCTTTATTTTTTAAATATTATTAGCACTAGGCTACCGCGAAGGTGCTTAGTTAGAGTAGGCAAGACCACCCATGCCAGACATTACGCGAAGAACGTTGTAGTTGAGAGCATAGACGCGTACCTGAGCAGTGCGAGAATCCTTGACCGTGTTGATGGAGACAGTGAGCTGGAGTGTTGCCTTGTCAATACGGGAGAAGTTGCATGTGCCTGAAGGCTGGTGCTCCTCTGGGCGAAGAGCGAATGAGTAACAGTTGATACCGGTCGACGGGCAGCGGCTGTGGTGCTGGTAAGGCTGCACCTTGTCGAAATATGATCCCTCACGCTCAGTGAAGCGGTCCTGTCCATTCAACTGAAGTTTGGCAACTTCAACAGGGTTCTTGCCGTCGCAGCGAACATCTGCATCAACAAGAAGCTTGGCAAGAAGGAAGTTGGAGCTACCAGCGGCCCCTCCACCACCAGTGCCACCTCCAGGACCATCAGTTGTGCCATCATCCGTAAACATGCTGAGTAGGCCAACCGCCATGTCCCAGTCATCAGAGTAGTTGAAGGGCTGCTGTCCGAGGTATTTGCTATTTGCATCGCCGCTTGATGAGCAGTCGACGAATGAGTCGCGCTGGACAACCCAGAAGAGCTCCTTGACGGGGTGGTTAAAGTTGAGCTGGATCTTATTGGATGAAGATGTGATTGACTCAGCACCCGTGTACTGCACCTGCTCGATGAGGTACTCGTGGGACTGCTGGGCAAAGCGGCGGCGCTCCTCAGTGTCGAGGTAGCAGTAGTCAACATATAGAGATGCAGCCGCAAGAGATCCAATAACTACGGCAGACTCAGCATAGACGCAATTGGGCTGGGTCTCGAAGTCAACATTGATACGAACCTCGTGGTACTGGAGCGCAATAAGCGGGATCGCAACACCAGGGTTGCGGCAGAACCAGAACTGTAGAGGAATGTATAGCGTCTTGGCGGGCGTACCAGCAAAGCCAATACATGACATTGTCTTCTCATTAGAAGAGCATGGTTCATTAAGACCCTGTCCACCAGAGTTCTTTACTAGGCATAGATCAGGTGTGTTGCCGATGATGGCATCAAGTGCACGAACCGTACCAGACTCCGTCGCGAGCTGGGTCCAGATCTGCATCCAGTCACCATACTGGCGATCAATGCGCTGACCACCAATCTCAACCTCAACCTGCTTGATAAGGCGGTGACCAATGTAGTGAGTCCAGCGGAAGTCGCCAGAGGCTGCTGAAACTTCAGGGAGAACAACCTGAACGTATGTCTTGTACATTAGATCAGCATTACGGTTAATAATCGCCGTAACACGCTTGTTGAAGTCCGCCTGACCGTTGAATGTCACCTCAATGGACTCCACAGCGAAGTTCGTGTGGCGCTTGTAGAGGATCTTCCAAAATGTAATCTGAGGATTGCCGGAGATATAAACATCCTGTGCGCCATATGAGACAAGTTGCATTAAACCACCACCCATTTTGTTGTTATAATACTCAGCAAGAAAAAATCTTTTGGTTAAAATTTTCAACCGACCTCGCTTGATTTCTCGGGTAGGTATAAATGGATTTTTGGTTGATACCTACAGCAAACCTGTTAATAAACACATTTTTACGTTCCCTAATTGTGATTGCCGTGATGATTCTTGGTTTCAAGACGTCATGGTATTCTGCATATTGGGGTGCTGTTATTCATGATGCGATTTCACTTTTTCTGATTAAGGATCTTGTTCACTGACCAGTAGAACCGAAACCTCCAGATCCACGATCATCATCCGCAGCTGGAAGATCTTCCAACTTATCTACGAAAATAATTTCTTCAAATGGAAGCCAGTTATGCCTTACTACTTGAAATAAGCGTCTACCATGATCTACTAGATATTCTGTATCATCTGAAACACAATCGACACGAGCAATTAGTTCACCACGATATCCTGCATCTGCCAGCCCAATCTGATTCGACATACGAAGAGGAGTTAACGAAGTTGAAGAACGAGCAAGCAAAAGATATGGAACTGATTTTCCTTGAAAATTCAATGCTGCAAAATGCATACCAGTTTTCATTTCAATACCGTATTTCTTAGAAGTAAAATCAAGAGTTAGCTGAGGTGACAAAAGATCTACACCTGAATCTGTTGTGCGACGTTTACAAGTATGTTCTTGCATATCACTACGAAGTTTAGGATCGCGCACATAAACATAAAGGCTCATAATTGTTACACATATTAAACATGCTCCATGTAAGTCTTTATAGGTAAGAATGTTATCGCAACACAAATAGCTCCAGCAACTTGGGCAATTACATTATACATAAATTCTTCTGTCGGTACACGTCCAATCATCCATGCTGATAAACTTCCAATTGGAGTGAAAAATCCGGTAGTAATTCCTTTTGCGATAGTGAACATAGCAAAGTAAACAACCGCCATGACAGAAGGATCAGCTTCTGTGAGTAGTTTTGCGTATATAATTGTAACAACTCCTAGAAATTCAATAAAATACTTATTCCACATCATTTATAGATGACACAGACAAACTCCTATTATTTTCTCCTCAATAAATTTACAAATTTTTACTAGCTTTTTTCTCTGCTATTATATCCATCAGTCGCTTAAATGATACCTTGTTTACATTTGGAGAAACAGGAGGAGAATATGGAATTTTTAATTGTATATTATGATTAACTATATTTATTTTCGATTTAAATAAATCATTAACTTTCTTAATTGACGGAACAACCTTAACTTCTTGTTTTTTATTATTATTATTTTTATTATTATCATCCATAATAGTTACATTACGAGGTTTTGTATATTTATTCAACTGTGTAGTATTATCATCCTTGCGAATATCATTATCCTTATCGTTATTATTATTAATACTGATAGTTATATTACGAGGTCTTAAATATTTATTCCATTGTGTACTATTATTATCATTGTGAATATCACTAATAACTTTGTTAGAATTGTTATCTTGAGATGTACCAGGATTAAAAATCTTAGGAGTCATATGTGATTTTTTAAATAAATTATTACTTATTTCTGTATCTTGAGAATTCACAACAGATAATTGATCAGATGGCAGGTCATATTCTACATCTTTATTAAAATAATTAGTATAATCCGTAAATGTATTTTCAATATTACTGTAATTTGGTAGCTGTATACACATGTTAGGCTTGATAATAAACCAATTATCACTTCTTTGTAATGGTTTCCAAGCTTGATCAATAGCATATAGGTGCTGAGAATAATTTACAATTAATCCATCTACTGCATTCTTAAAACACTCTAATAATTTTTTATAATACGATTTATTAACTATATACGCTAATGCGCAGTTACAGCTTATTAATTTAAAACTATCTCTAAATGACTTGATAAAAGTTCCTCCAAGTACAATAACATCATATTCCTTTTCTATTAAATCTTCTAATACATTATGTCCCTTTTTAAAATGGTTTGTCCATTTAAGATCATCTTCAACAATAAATACATTATTCCAGTTTTTTTCTATTGCCATTTCTAGAACAGCAATATGACTTAGTCCACATCCAATTGCACCTTTAGCATTCTTTATTGCATCAAATCTAATAACTTTATCTCTATTTATATATTTTAATAGTTCTGTTTCAACATGTTTTTTACGATCTACTCGTTCTTGTAAGTTAATGTAAACAGCTTTATCTATAAATTCAAAAAATTTCTTTTCATTATGAGTTGACATTATCTGTGCAATCTGGGTTTCAGTGTGTTTACTAGTAACTCCCGGTATGTAATAATTACGTAATTGTATTTTATTTTTTGTGTAAAAGCTTATATCTCTAAGTGGATTAATACCGCCAGTTTTAATTACATTTGGTATAAAAATCTGTTTAAAATAGAGAAAAAATTTGAATTTATCACCCTGAGTATCCCGAACATAATTCAAAAATAAGTCCCATGATAAATTTAATTGTATAATTGTATCAAGACCAAGGGACAATATATATTCTGCAATATTCTTACTAATTATAATTGAATATGTACCATAGATTAAATCTTTACAATCTGATAAATCTATAAAAATGTTATCTGATTTTTCAGGATAAATGTTATGATTAGAAGTATGACAGCCTAAATATACTAAATCTTTACCTTTAAGTAATTCATTATTTATGAAGAGATTTTTATGTAAATCTTGGATAGTATATACATCATCCTCGAGAATTAGAATATGGCTATTATTACTTTTAATAAATTCATTCATTACTAAAAATGCGCTTTGCAGTAATCCTAATGATCCATGAGTAATATGCTGACGCTTAAAATTGTATTTAATTTTATACGAAGACTCCATTTTTGATCTATCAAAAGCAACTTGTTGAGAACTATTTTTAATATTCATATAGTCGAAATATTTTTTCATTAATCTACCTGTTTCTGAATTGATAGATCCATCAACTGCACTTATGAATTTAACGTTTTTATTAGATTGAAACAACATTTGCTGCTCTATATATTTGCGTTTTTCAGTACACTTAGCCATGTTGATAATATATGTTTTAGGAAATCTATACTTGCATGGTGGTAATGATCTTATGTAATCAATACATTTCTTATGAATATTTTTACTTTCTTCTCTATAATATGAGGTAGTATAATTAAGTGAGTTAGATTTATTATAAATATACATGACGTCATCTATAGGAAGATAGATACCGTTGTTTAGTTCTAGAGCACTATAGTACTCTGCTATATCAGTAGCAACTTTTAACCATTCGGTATTCATTTTCAAATATTCTTTCGGAATAGACTTAAAAAATATACCATATCCTGTTTTTAAGTGACGTGCTAACCATTTTTCCTGTCTTCTAAACTTTTTGTTGTCGATAATATCTTGAGAGTAAGCGCTAAAGCTATAATCTTCTGTTTTGTTTTCACTATACCAAATAGTATAGTTCGATGAAACCATACGAATATTCTTATTAGAATATATTTGTTTAAGACGTGTTAATACGTTAACATCTGATAACCAATCATCTCCATCCAATATACAAACTATTTCAAAATCTTTTACTATTCTGTAAGCTGAATGTTTAGAGTATGCTTGGCCAGACCGTTTGTCATTTTTTTTATATATAAATTGTGACTCAACATTGTATTTTTTAATCAAATCAAAAAATAATTCTTCTGTTTTATCTGTAGAACAGTCGTTAATATATATACATCGCCAATTTGTATATCTTTGTGTTATCACACTGGTTAAATTGTTCGTAATATTCGATTCATTATTAAATGACGATATAACAAAACAAAATTGTATATCGTCCATGACATATATATATATACTAAATTTAAAATTATATTAACTTATAACGAATTTACTATCTTAACATAAATCAATTACAACACTTTACGAATCTAACATCTAACTTGGTATATTAGTAAATCTAAATATTCTACTTTAGAAACTAATATTGAAAGTTTTTTATAAAATTCTCCATCACCGCCATTAAAAGATTTCCATGTTGATAACATATTAAACTTGTGAGGTATTATACCATTTGGAGTTCCTATATGATTTTGTTTAATAAACTTTCCTTCCGGAACAATTCTATTGCCTAATTTCATTTTGGCAATGTATAATGATTCATTATGAATACACCTAGATCTTAATTCTGCAAATGCATTTGGTAAATAGCTATCGTCATCATCAGCATGCATTACAAAATCTGTTTTTTCTAGACGATTTGCATATTTATTACGAATACCGTGTCCCCAAAATCCAAGTCGAGTAGGCTCACAAAATTGATGGACAATACACTTAGCATGAGTAAGATTAACCTTAGGAATATTTAAAAATCCATCAAAGACGATTGTAACATGGTCAACCTTGGTTAGCTGCGGAAGTAACGAATTTAACATTCTCTGCAATGTTGGTCTATTAATGGTAGCAATAAGAATGTGAAATGACGGCATTATAAAAATTCTCTAATATAATTAGTGTGTTTTCTCTATATCAGAATATTATAGAAACTGAATTAATACTCGTTTAATAATATATGTAATATATAAATGTATATTAAAAAAATACATCAAATTTGGGTGGGTCCAAATCCTATTCCTGAAAAATCTATAGGCTTTATTGAGAATATTAAAGCACTTCATCCAGATTTTGAATATAGACTGTGGACAGATAAAGATCTAACTCCTGAAAACTTTTTAAATTTGTCTTATATTAAATCTACTCCTATATATGCTCAAAAAGCAGATATTATGCGATATGAGATTCTATATAACCATGGCGGATTATATTTGGACATTGACTTTGAGGTTTTTAAACCATTGGATTCATTACTCACACATGATCTTGTGTTATGTAATGAAGATAATAATATACAAAAGTATATGACAAACGCATTTATTTATACAATTCCAGGAACACGAAGTCTTAAAAGATGTATAGATAATATTAAAGGATGTCCTCTTGGAGGACAAGTAAATGTTTCTAATGCAACAGGTCCATGGTATTTTAGAAAATATATAAATTTAGAAGAAGCAAAAATTTTACCCCCGCATGTAATGTATCCTACTCATTATTTACAAAGAGGGTATCGTCCAACTACATTTTCTCCAGAAACTTATGCTATGCATCATTGGGATAAAAATTGGTAAATAAATATAAATGGATTTTGTTGAAATCGGTACTTCAAACTTTGATACACTTATAGAAAAAGCTAGTAATTCTGAAATCGGAATTTCTGTTGAACCACTAAAGTGTTATATTGATGATTTGCCAGATAAATCAAATGTCAAAAAGATGAATATTGCTATAACAGCAAATAAGGTTGATGATTTTATTGATATCTACTATATTCCTAAAAAAGTTATTCTAGATAATCGATTGCCAACCTGGTTCAAAGGATGTAACACAATAGGAAAATATCATCCATTACACATTAAGCACAATGTACAGCATCTTGTTGCTATTGACCGTGTTCAGTTAGTAAATATATCTGATTTTTTTATTAATAATAAAATACATGAGCTAAAATATCTAAAAATAGATACTGAAGGCCACGATCTAGTAATAATGAATGGTCTTTATGATTACCTTAAAAATAAAGATACAACATTTTATCCATCCAGAATTCAGTTTGAAACTAATGAACATTCAAAAAAAGAAGATGTTACTGTGACTATTAATCTATTTATACAGTTAGGTTATACGTTAGAAAGTAGAGGTTATGATACAGTGCTTGTTTATAAATAAACTAGAAACAACGTCCATTCACTCAAATACCATTCTAGGAACAATGTGCATAGCTTCTAATTCTTGAGACCATAGTTTTACTGCGTAAGGAATAGTTTTCATCTCAAATTGAGTCTGTAATCCACATGTGCCACAATGGTATATATTCTCAACAGGATTCATCACAGCAAGAGTACCACATGACTTACAAAATCCAGTTGTGAATGGATCACTAACATCCATCAGACGCTCTTTCGTAAATACGGAAGCACCGTGTGATAGCATACAATCACGTTCCATTTCACCAACACGTAGACCACCATCTCGAGAACGACCCTCACAAGGTTGACGCGTTAGTGATACAATAGGTCCGCGAGCACGAGAGTGTTTCTTATCAATAACCATGTGCTTGAGACGTTGATAGAATGTAGGACCCATAAAGATCTCTGCTTCCATCATTTCACCAGTCTGACCATTATATAAAATCTCATTTCCATACGGATGCATTCCTAGTGATAGAAGCTGTTCACGAATATTTTCTACTGGAAGATGAGAATATGGTGTTCCGTCACCTAAAGTTCCCTTTTCGGTACAAACCTTACCGTACATAGTTTCCATGAGCTGCGCAATAGTCATGCGAGAAGGTACAGCATGAGGATTCATAATTAAGTCAGGGCGCAGACCAGATGCTGTATATGGCATGTCCTCCTCATTTAGCATAATACCGCAAGTACCCTTCTGTCCATGACGAGATGAAAACTTATCACCAATTTCAGGTACACGTTCAGAAACTACACGTACCTTTACGAAAGGATATCCATCTGAGTTACGATCTTGCCATACTCCATCTACACGACAATTCTCAGAATTCTTATGAGTTGAAGAAGAGTCGCGATATTGATAGCCATTTGCATCATTCTTAATAGATGTTACCTTACCAATCACAACATCATTTTCTTTGATAATAGAGTTAAGAATAGGAACACCATTGTCTCCTACACCATGATAAGAAGATGTCTTAAATCCACGTGTATTCTCTCGTCTAGGTCTAGTAAACTTCTCTTCTTTTCCCGAAGCAATATTACGATGTTCTTCATCCTTATAGATGGTGTAATACAGTATACGAAATAACCCTCGATTCACTGCAGCCTTATTTAAAATTACAGAATCCTCTTGATTATAACCACCATAGCAACCAATAGCTACCATAATATTGTCACCAGAAGGCATTTCATGTGTCTTGAGAGTGTTCATCATGCGGGTCTCAACAAATGGACGCATTGGTGAGCATAGAATGTAACCATTCTTATCAAGTCGACGTGCATAATTTCGAGCAAAGATACCAATAGCTTGCTTACCCATAGCAGACTGATATGTATTACGAGGTGACTGATTATGATCAGAAAACGGGATACTATTTGCCATATGCCCAATGATTAATGTAGGATGAATTTCACAATGAGTGTGTACCGCTGTAATCTGAGATTGTGTCATAGCAACACGAACAACCTCAGTTTCGCATGGATCGATATATTCAACGTTTGCGCGAATCCAATCATTCCATGTGGTGTTTACACTAGGTCCTGATACTATAGCTTGATTTTCTACTCTATACAAAGGTCTTACAAATCGTCCACTGTCTGTTTCAATGTTAATAATATAGTCGCGAATGTTCCAAGAAACACCAGTATGAGGATGTAGTGCGAAGTTACGCTTTGCATTACGAAGATATTGATGTACGCTAGTTGGATTCTCGGTATATGCTACAATTACACCATTAACAATCACCATAGTACCGGAATATTTATCTTTGATTGATTTAACCCACTTAAGATGACTTATATTTTCTAAAACAGTAATTACAACAGAAGATGGTGTGTGTTGTGTAATAGATGTCAACATTGACATAGATTTAACGATACCAACTGAGTGACCTTCAGGTGTTTCTACAGGACATACATATCCCCACGATGTGCCATGAAGCTTGCGAGGCGCCAATAGCTTACCTGACTTTTCAACAGGAGTCTGAATCCTACGCAAATGACTTAGTGTAGCAGAATATGATAGTCGATTTAAAACCTGAGATACACCAACTTTACTAGCATTTGACATAACGCTTGTCGATGTACCAAGACCTTGAACTGTAAAATTGCCAGTCGCAAGAGATTGCTTTAACTTTCCTTCAATAGTAGATACTTTTAGAATTTTATATAAATTGTTTACATTTAGGATCTCTAGAGGACGAGGAACATCTCCCTTCTTCCATGTATCGTTATTTACTTCATGAACAAACTTGCTTCTAATGTCTTTACAAACTTTTTGGAAAAGCTGACGAAATAGATGTGTTAGAAGTGCGCCTGGTGTAACAACACGTTTATTTGGATATGCATCACGATCATCTACATTAATTACACCTTCTGTTGCAAGGAGAAGACGTCTGACTAGCCATCCCGTAAGAAGAATTTTACGAGTATTAATAACTTCTTGTGTAGACTTGTCACCGCCAAATTTTACATGTGGAAGATATTCGGTCTCAAGAAGACTGCGCACATATGCATGTTTATCTTCTGATGTAGTGCCATACTGAAGATTATGTACAAGATAATTAATAGCATCTTCACGATTATAGACCTTTATATCAGCACATTCTTTGAATGAAGCTCCAAGAAGTTCAACGTATTCGCCAGATGGGCATATAATATTAGCGATATCTTCATCTGAATCAACACCAAATGCGCGAAACATTACCATAAGCGGTAAGTCTTCCTTAAAACGAGGAACACACAACGTAAGAGGGTATCCTAATCCATTAAACTTAGAATTTACTCTAACCTCCAGCTTCTTTGGAGGAGTAGTAAATGATTCATGTAGAGACTTCATTTCTGCTGAGAAACTATATTTTGCTGAAGTCTTCTTATTATAAAATATCATAATACGATTATCAGCTACCTTTTCTTGACAGAGAATTGTACGTTCAGAACCATGGATTAGAAAGTATCCAAATGGATCGTATGGGCATTCGCCAATGTCTTCTTTGCTAATTGGATAATCGTTCATAATACATAGAGACGATCCGAGCATAACAGGAATCTTTCCAAGTGAAACTCCTTCAAATACCTTCACATGCTCATCATATTCCGATAGAGTATCTCCCTTATATGCTCGCGCAGTAAATCGTACATCGCAGAACATCTGAGCCGCATATGTAAAATTACGAGCACGGGCTTCTTGTGGAAACATAGGCTTGATACGTCCAGTTGCTTCTTGAATACGTGGCTTCATATATGTAACATTCTCAAATGTTAAACGTAATTCATATTTATACTTTTTTAATTTCTCATCCTGCTCATGCCATACAACAATTGGTGCAGTTGATGCCACAATCAATGGAATCTTGTTACGAACAAAATCCTCAAATGATTCAATTTGATGCTCAACTAGCTTAGGAATTCCTTGACTCTGAAAATATGTATTGATTGCTTCCCACTCCATGGTATTCATATGAGTATAGTTCTCCGTAAATAGATTATGATTCGTTTTTAACAATAGAATGGATGAAAAAGTCGTTATAACAAAAATGGGAAGTGAACCCTCTCCATCTAAGATACCTGTAAAACCAATAGAAGACCCCAAACTTGAAGGTGGAAATAAGAAAAATAAGTCTATAAAAACTTTTCCACGTGGAATTTTGAAAACAGCTAAAGTAAAAATTAAACCAGTTTCAGATCCTGCTAAACATCCTCCTCTAAAACGATCTATGACAAAGCGTACAATTCGTCTTTTAACAGATAAAAATGTTAATGATTACAGAAAAACAATAAAACAAAAGGTTAAAAGTTTAAAAGATGCAAAAGTACGGGAGTTAGTTATTAAACACAAACTATCAAAAGGTAATGGTCCTACGTCATTATTAAGACAAATATTAGAAGGCGGAATGTTATCTGGATTCATTTCTATTTAATTATACAATCAAAATGACATCTCGATGGGGTCCGTTAGGTTGGATGACACTTCATTCTATATCTGTATGTTATCCAGCGCATCCTACGCTTAACGATAAAAAAATGCTAGATGAATTTATGCAAGCATTTGGAACGACAATTACATGTTCGATATGTAATGAACATTTTTCACGTATGTTTAACGCCTATAAAAAAGCCGTTCCTACATGGAATAATAGTAAATATGACCTATTTATTGCTATATGTAAAATGCATAATAGTGTTAATGCTAAACTCAATAAGCCAATACCAAAAACAGTTAGTGAATGTTTAATTATCTTGCAAAATGCTACTAAATATTCATCACCCAGTGAATTTCGTAAAAAATATATTGAATATTTGTATAGTCAATGGAGACATCTTTTAGGTCTAAGACAACAAATTGATCTGATGAAAAAAATTAATGATGAATATTGGAGTAAACGAGAAACTGGATACACTGATCTGAACTTTAATATGACAGGTGATACAATTACATACCCAAATCAACCTGTTTATCAAAAGTTGATATTTTCAAGACTTAAGTTACGGAATGTTAAATGGAATCCACATGCGTAAGAGAATACTCTGGATTCCATGGTAATGAAATTCTTGGTTTCATTTCCCAGTCATGTCGTTTCATCCATGGATTACGTGTTTCAGAATGAAGTTCATCTGGATACAATATACGTCTCTTTGCAGTTCGAAGTGATGTGTGTGGCATAATAAACTGAAGCTGACGATTCACATTAAAGTTTAGATTCTTTGCATCATTCTTCGTATATTCATCATACGCAACAATATCGGAGATCAAGGGAGCATCGGCGTAAGGATATACCCAATACCAATTCAAAGGTTCTCCAGTTTTGAAATAATGCCATGTCCAGTGAAATGTTTTCCAATATGCTTCCACAACTGGTTTCATATCGGTAACTCCATCCAAAACATGTAGTCCATATTTATACGAGAATAGAGACTGATCTTTTCCAAGAATAGCTTTCTCTTCCGGACGTTTTCTAAGTCCAATACGTTCCTTAAATACTTCGATCTCTTTGACTGCTGCAAAGTTTAGAAACTTACGTCTACCATCTGGTGTTAGTAGGTCAGGATTTCCTGCCTCAGTATATGTGTGAAGTGCTCGATCGTATCCGTCTTCGCGCAAAGAAAACATTCCAAGATTTGACATGAAATCATTGCCAAAGCATAGAATACTAAGAACCATATATTGCTCAATTGGCATTGGAAGTTCTTCTAAAAGATTCCATATAGAAAGAGTTGCAAACTCTGCGTGTTTTAGTTTTGGATCATTAAACTCTGCACTCTCGCGAAGTAATGTCATGCCATTTGGATTCGATAGTTTATGATGCTGTAATGCAATTAGAATTAGATCGGCATCAAGACCGTAGATACAAATAGTTCTACGTTGTTGTGCAGAGAGCTTATTAAGTTCGTGAATTAATTTATGTTCACCCTCTCCAGCTATATTTGTACCATTCACAATTGCATAAGGAAATCTTAATTTAAGAGCAATTTCTAATTCTCGCATATAAGGTGTGTCTGGTGAAATTTGATTACGATCAAATGGCCCATGTCCTTCATCTTTAATACGCATACGACGAAATCGTTGTTGTACAATTTTTGCATATGGTACTAATCCATCCATAGCAATTATAACTTGTTTTGACTTACATACTGTATTTATGATGTACTCTAGTGCTTCTAGAATTGAATTAATTGGATCTTCATCTTTAAGATAACGATGAATAAGGCAGTTAAAATCTATAACAAAGACATCTACTTCCATTACATGATTCTTTTTTACTGCTGTGATGATGCCTTTATGGCTCTTTGAAAGACTTGCAAAATAGAAAGGGATTCCCATTCTATGTGTTATATGGTTTAGGTTAAAACTCTTGATACAGAACAAATGTATTGGCTTGCATTGTTTCTGTTTTTCATCGGTGTATTGGCATATGGGTATTCAATATCTAATCAATTAAAGCTCGCACCCACCAGTAGTTGTGGGTCATGCCCGAAGCAAAATAGTGGTTCGTTATAATTTGTCAAACTCGAGTTATTCAAAGAAAAACCTCTTGTAGAAAGTAAAATGCTTTGGTTAAAGTTTGTTGTATCCGCCCTCGTATTCGCTGCGTTCGTCCCCGGTGTACTTGTAACTCTACCTCCCGGAGGATCTCGCACGGTGGTGCTTGCTGTCCACGGTGCTCTATTTGCCGTACTCCACCACTATGTTCTAAGTATGGTGTTCCGTGGTCTCCGACTTCTATAAAAACTTCAAATCTCAATTATAAATGGAACTAATTAGCACCGTACTATCGGCTCTTCTATTTGCTGCGTTTGTGCCAGGTGTACTTGTAAGACTTCCTCAACATGGAACCCGTGGAACTGTACTTGTTGTCCACGCGATCCTATTCGCACTTGTTACAACTGGAGTAATGTGGTTTTATTGGCACAAGATCAAGGGCTATCCCGAATTATTTGCGAATTATGGTGATAGCTGCCCGAATGGATATCTACCTGGAATAAATCAGGGTGGCAAACCCGATTGCATGCCTACCGGCCATGCTACATTTGATCCCAGCACTGGCATGAAACCTAATTCTCCTGCTACTAAATAAATGTGGGTAAATATACTTTTAAAAGCAATTCTATTTGCACTTCTTGTTCCAGGTGTTCATCTTTCTATACCACCTGGAGCATCTCTTCGTGAGCAAGCATTAATACACGGTGTAGTTTTTGCGGTTGTAAATCATTATGTATATGTATATGTTAGACCCATATTAGAAGGCTTTGATACATTTCATCCTGATTCAAAGACAGATCAACCTTGTCCACCTAATTCTGAAAAATGTCCGTCAGGAGATTGTAAACTAAAATCCGATATTTACGGATTATGTGGATATAATCCTTAATGAATGATTCAATAGATACTTATCTTGCTGGAGGGGCTGTAGTATTTATGATATTTATACTTTTATTATATGTTTCATGCAATATATCTAATGTATTTTATGATAACGACTATGTAGAAATAGATTAAAAATATTTATTTTAACTGAGAATCAATGTAGGACTGTTTTACTTTTAGTAAAATTGACTGTATTTTTATAAGATGCTGAATAGCTTCATCAATAGATTTCTCAAATAAAAAATTGTTATCTGCTCTAACAAGCAGAGGTTCTATATTTTTTATTTCTTGTTTTGCATATGAAAGTAGAGTTCTATAGAAAACTTTATGCATGAATTAGTAATAGATTTTTTTTAATATTGACTTCACTGAATTACCTGTCCAAAATTATTATACGGAAGTCGACTCCAAATAGTCTGATTTAATCCATTACTAAAGTAATTGTATGATGGAATTGGGACTAGTGGCGGAGGGACATCATCCGAAACGTTATTCATATCCCGAGTAAGAACAGTGTTATTCGTTGGCATTGGAATTAATGATGGCATATCAGCATAATCATCGTCATCATCCGGAAAGTTATAGATATCGGGATTAACAACAGGATTACTTGCTGGCATCAGAGGAGGAATATCATCATGCGGAGGTACTTCTCCACTATACATAAGTACTAATTGACGAACATTTGTCAATTGTTCTGCAAATGGCAGAGAATAGTCTACCTTTCGTCGCGTATACCAAGATACACGGTCAGCATTATCACAAAATAGAGACCTCATATTGTCACCGAACAGAGGATTACTAATTATAGAATGAATAGATGGTGTACCTGGAAGAAGACGTTCTGAACAAATTATCAGAGCATCACATGGAGACTCAGTATATTCAAATATTACATATTTATGTGTCATATCCGGAAACTTTGATGAGTCAGATAGAAACTTTTGATACTTAGAATAGTCCATATGTTGAAGCATATGAAGTACACACCTATTAACGTTTGCGTCCTTGTTTGAAGAATTGAAGATTGTGTTGAGCATTTTGTGAGTAGTAGTATTTAGATTATAACATCTAATAATCCGTTTTCAAAGAAACTTATTAAAAACGGATTCATTATTCAAAACGTATATCCATATTAGCGAATACAATGCAATCCTTTTATATCATTCAAGATGTTTACAATTCAGAATTAGATGATGATTGCTACGACTATGACTACGAATATGACAGTTGGGTAGATTATCAAGATTGGTTAGAACAGTCCTGGGATTAAAACGAATTCATAATCTCAATTAAAAAAACAGAAGTAATGGAAATTACAAGATACAATAGCGATACTGGAAATAGAGATATGCCTGCCGAATCATATGATAAACATATGTCTTTTATTGAAGTTCTACAAAGAGCAGTTCAATTAAAGGCACCACTTATTGTAAAAACAAGCTATGTGAATGACGAACGTCCTGGCGCTTGGTATATAAAGGGACAAAATTCTAATTTCTCATATGAAGACATTAAAATAATGGTTGAAGAAAATGTTCAAAATAATAAACATTCTAAACGTGTTTGTTATTTAATTAAACACTTCTAATAAATTCCCACTTTAGATAATCACAAATCTTCTTCCAGATCTGATCATGAGCAATTAATCTATCACGACTTTTTAGCAGAGGAAAATAGACCTTATACTCATCAAGATCTAAAAGCTCAAAGAACTTATAAAGAATATATGAATAAGACAGAAAATTAGTACGATCATCAGGACAGTACAATAAAAAGGGAGCTTGTATTTCTTGAAACATTGCTCTGATTTTTTCTTCAATCTCTGGTGTGATAGTTGGAGGCGGGTTACCATTGAGTCGAGAGAGGATGTGGGTTGCGTGCTCATAATACTTAGATCTGTTGAGCTTCTTTAAAATCTCTCTCATAGCAATTTCCGTTAATTCTGCAATATTTTGAATACGTCGTTTCTTTATTTCACAAATAACTTCATGCATTACTTCATCAGGTATAATTGTACTTTCTTTTGCTTGAAATTGATTTAAAATCTCATTAAGATGATTAATCTTTTTATACGCATAATTATTACGTTCCTTAGGAGGATCGCGAAATGATGGAAAATCTGACACTACTAACATATATTCCTCTGATCCACACTTAGGACATACTAAAATTCCTTCTTCAGAAAGTTCTTCACGAGCAATATTACATTTATCACAATGTTCGGTAGTATAAGTTTTTTCTGTAACTTCTACACCTGTATTAATTTTCATACGTGTAGTAAACTCATCATATAAATCCTTCTTTGATACAGTTGAAGTATCTTGAGTTGTTTGAGTTAGATATTTAACGAATGTATTTTGATCAGCAGGTGTTGATACCATTGCTTGAACCTTGTCAGAGCAACCATAATACTTCAGAATAATATCAGCATTACGAACATAATAATCTTGTACTGGATCATTTTGTGCTAAGCGACGATGTATAGTACGAATTTCATCTTGAAGTTTGGTAGCCTTATACATATCTTGCATGTCTCCCAATTCTTTTTCAATTTCTATTTTTCTAGTTTGAAGTTCTATAATATTTGAATCTCTCATCTCAGATATTAGTGTTTGATGAATTGAATCTAATGTTCCGGTAAATGTTTCGGAAGTCTTAGACTTTGTAGATGTATCTCTAGACTTTTTTATACGAAATATATTGTCCATTTAATCAATCTTATTCATCTACCTGAAAATACGAAATATAAAATTCCTAATCCAGCAATTATAGTTGGAATTGCAGATACTATTTCTTGTTTATTAGTGAATGATTCTGGTGCTGATGCGCACTGCGAAGGATCTACTTGCTGACATTGGCTTGCCGACACATCTGGACTTAATGAAGCGCTCAAAAATTTTGCAACTGTACCGGCTGATGTAGGACATGACATACACACACATGGTGGATTTGCATCTGCAGTCAGAGCTGAAAAAAGATATAAAGGATTTAATCCTTCAATATCATCAACTACTCCTGGAATTAATCCATTGAAATCAGATCCTAATTCTGATATAGCAGCAGGTAGCGCCCCAGCTCCAGTTGACATATTGTTAATATAATTGTATCTTGGTTGCAAAGACCCATTTGGAGCTGTACACATTCCACCTGTATTTACAAAATACTGATTTCCAAGCGGTGGATTACCTGTGATTAGAGCCTCAGTATAGTATGCAATCGCATTAGCATTTGTGCTGAGTTGACCAAACGAACCATTTGATCCAACACCTAATGATGTTGGTCCTGTTATAGAGTCAGCGTAACTATATGATGGACCTAATAGATCAGTTTCGACATTAGATGCGCCATTTTCGATATCAGACCATAAAGAATTTCCTCCTAGATCTGCCATTATTAACTACTGATGTTTTTTGATATACTCAATTGCTTGTTTTCGATACTCTTGATTAGTAAACATACATGGTCGTTGAATTAATATACTCTTTATAACTCTTTCAATACTGTATCCAAATTTTAAACACATGTAAATAAGTGTAAGAAATCCGCTGCGATTAATTCCACATTCACAATGAACATAAATTGTTTTACAATCTGGATCAGCTAGAAATTTATTCATTGATGATTCAAATAAAGGATACCATTTAGTAATATCTTCTGATCGATGATCTAATGCACCAATACAAATAATTCTATCAGGAAATTCAGTTTTAAACCACTCTGATGAAACCCATTCTTCTGCGCAATTTACTACGTGTGTAATATCGTATGTGGAAATAGTATATAAATCAACACTATTGGCAGATCCTATTATAATACGAGGATGTATCTTTGCTAATGGATCTAATTTCCAGCCTTTTGAATTACGTCTATATTTGTCCCAAATTTCTTCCATTTAATACTGGTAGTTAATTTGATTGAAAACGTATTCGTTTTACTCAATATTTATATTCGTAAGAATGTTTCCTATAACCGAAATGGAATACAAACCAACACACAATATGCATCTGCATTATGCAGAAATTTATAAGCGTAATAAGCTGATGGCATCATCAAAGAATAGAATTGGCACTAGATCGCGTGGATGTGGATGGTCCGATAACACACTACATGCAGAACGGGCAGTTGTGAAGCGTTTTGGCGACACTTCACAACTTCACGGATGTATTCTGATTGTCGTACGTATCAATAAGAAAGGTGAACTACTTAATTCAAAGCCATGTTCTGACTGTCAGAAGTTTCTGGAAAAGTGTATGAAAGAATATGGTCTTTTAAAGGTAATATACTCTTAATATACAAGGATGAATAAGCTTTATGTTGTAACATATAAAAGCACATTTGATTTAGAAGAATGTGTTTTTACAACAGATTGGAATAGAGCTATAGAACTTCTAAATAAGAAACCAAATCAAAAGCAGATTGTTGAATATACTTTTGATTCTAATGGAGTTTCGGATTTTTGGACTGCTCTTCACTTTTATAAAAATGGTATCTTAGTGTCTGAAAAAACTCTAAAATAGAGACCCAAATAATGTTCCAATCACATACGCAATTGCAACAGCAACACCTGCCAAAATAGCTGCACCCATATATGACGGAACACCTCCTGATGTATAAGTATTAGGAATATACTGAAGAATTAGTGATCTAGGTGTACTTAAAGAAATAATCATAGCAGCTGCAAAAAACCCAAAATATACCATCAGATTTTTTACTGCATACCGAACGGTATTAAAAGTCTGATTCTGATTTGTAATATTTGTAGCGGGCTTTTGAGAAGATGTATTCATTGGTGAGATGAATGGGTCAACTCCACCGGTTACAATTGGTGAGAATGTAGTTGACTGCGGAAGCTGTGGATTTTGTACTGGACCACCACCTAGTAGATCACTTAAATCAGTTGCTCCATCTGCCATTTATCTAAAAGGGAGGATTTCACATTGCGCATCCTCCGCGTGATATTTATAGCATTTCTTGTTGACTTGAATAATTTTTCCTTCAATCTCATGAACTGGAAGAGCTAAAACTGCTTTGCTTTGAAATGGCTTATGAAATAATAGAATCGATACCCCTAGACCAACAATGAATGATAGTAATGGTAGTGTCTCTTTAGAAATTGGATTCATTTGTGTTGAGATGCGATGAAATTAAGAGAGGTTGAATCTTTTTCACAAGGAACTTCAGTTGTTATAAATTTTACACACCCTGAACCAGTATGAAGCAGATTATCATTATCTGGTGTTGGTACTTGTAGTACATCTCTTATCGGAGGGATAAATACTGCAGATATAGTGAGACCAGTCAAAAAACCTACGAATAGCCAAAATATCGAGAACATTTGTTATTGAGGAGCTACTTGAATAATTTCATGAGTTACTGAGTTATAGTATAATGGATAAAATCCTTTCGGTATTTCGGTAGTTCTACGAATAGGTTCATTAAAAATACCTGATGTTAAATTAGGAATATCTTTCCATAGTGCTCCACCTTTGGGTCCGATCTTTAGTATATTGTTTGTAATATCGAAGCCCGGTTCTCCTTCTTCAAGTTTTACTCGAGAAATTAACCAATTGTCAACTGTATCTCTTCGCAATTGAAACTTTACTACTGCAACGGATGTCATTATTTATACTTATGAATTTCCACCGTCAATAATTTCGTACGAAAACGTTAAAGCATTCGATGCATCTAGTATTCCTAGTGGAACTATTCTACTATGTAGACCATCTAAAATTAAAAGTGTATTCTGAGGCTCTGATTTCTGTATTGGGTTTGACCTAAAACAGCATAATTTAATCAAATATGCTAATTCATTAAAATTTGGATTACAATTAATTGAAGCATATATTGGGTTATTATTTAACCCAATAGATCCAGGATACTGTGTTTTTGTTACAGAAGCTTCTGCAAGAATACGTCGTTTGTTAGTATAACACTGGGCACTCATTTACTTTCACCTGCGGGAATTCTAAGCTTACGTTTTACCTTGACAACTGGTACTGATAAAATTTCTATTGGTTCACTTTTCATAGCTTCAAATCGCTGACGCACCTGTTCTACGGGAATGCCCCTGTACACCATCTCTAATTTCAATTTGAGGAATTTGTCCATACTCTAATATTGGAACATTTCTTACTGCGTTATTCCACGTATTAGGCTCAAACTTAACTTTCTGTAATTCTCGAGGAGTCGCCGTACCATGACTTGCATATAAAAAGTATACGAATGATCCTACTACCATAACTAGTAATATTACGTTAAACCAAATCGAAAACGATGAGTCTCTAATAGATTTTACTAAAATAAGGTTATTTTCCATTTGAGACGCCGTATCTTTTACCAAATGAAACATCTTACTGAAACATAAGAAGATTGAATGGCCTCTTTAACCACAGTATATATGATTTCTATAATCCTATCAAGTATTGCAGGGATAGGATCAGCATTTGTTGGAAACAAAATTTATCCTTTAACTGGAGGTGAAGTAAAACCTGAAGTAAAACCTGAAGTAAAACCTGAAGTAAAACCTGAAGTAAAACCTGAAGTAAAACCTGAAGTAAAACCTGAAGTAAAACCTGAAGTAAAACCTGAAGACTCCCTAGAAGAAACTATTAAAACTGAATTTAATATGGATGATGAGTTTGCTAAGAATGTAGTCGCGTTTATCAAAACTCCAGTTACACAATGGAATACCATCGCAACAACTCCTCGTGAATTAAGACAGAAGTTTATGAGAGCTCTTACTCATCCAAATCTTAACAAATGTCCTGCAAGATTACTTGACATATGTAAAATTGTAAATATAAAGTATTCTAACATGTTAGATCTTATTAATGAGAAACCTTATACCCCGTATGGTGATCAAAGCATTGATGCTGCTGCTGTTCTATCTGACAATCAATAAGCGTGATATTTATTTTATTAAGTAACACATCAATATATTTATTGGTAGAATTATGCTTACATATTGTTATCTTTTCAGTCTTACTCTCAAGAATAATGCGAATAACTTCGTATTGTTCTTGGGGTGTTATATTTGACATACATATAGTTAACGGTGAATTTTTATACATGAGATGTTCTCTGATAACATCCATTTAAGTATTTATGATAAAGTTTGTTAAAACGCATTAAGTTTCTGTGCAAGTGGATTACTATTGAACGCCTTGAGAATACTGGGATGGTTTCTCTGAACATGAATATCCTCTTGAAGAGGTTGATTGAATCTGTATGATCCAAGATGTTCAGCCGTAGCAGCATTCTCAGATTTACCAACATTAAAGCGTGTAGCATCAATAATAGCCTGTTCATTGCGATTAGATGTCGCGCCAATATTTTCAGGTCCTAGTGCAACGCCAGTTCCAAGCACTCCGGCCGGTCCAGGACGCCCTTCAGCTGTAAGTCTCATAAACTCAGCATAAGGCTCAGTAAATGCCCGAATATAAGGTGCAAGAATCGCAATAGTTCCACCAACAGAACCAAAATATTCCTTTTCGGTTGTCTCACGAGCTTGTGCTTTCATAGGTTGTTCAGAGTAGATTCTTGGTGCAGTTTGAGCACCAACAGCCGTATTTACCCGATCCATTCCAAGAATAACAAAGCGATCAGGTTTATTTTTTGTAACATCTGCCTGAATACCTGGTACTGTTACATTATGAGCTCCGGGAACAACTGGAGGTTCGTATGATAGCTTAGGCTTAGTAACTACACGTAGTTCATCAGTTGTTCTTGGAAGAGTAAAGTTACGAAGTTGATCTTGTTGGAATCCACCCTTAGGAATATTAGTATATCCGTCATCTGCTCCTGGACCAACCTGAACTTGATCAATAGGAAATACATTCTTCATGTTTTGACCACTTACCATACGAGATTGCATGAACTCTGTCTCAGACTGTATTCCAAACGGATTTCCTGTTCCAGGCTTGGCGTCAAAGAATGATTTAACTTCTCGCTTCTGAAAGTATTCCTTACCAGCTCCTGTGTGATGATCTAATACAGAATCAGTAGCTCCTGAATACATACTCTGTGTTGTACGCGCACCAAAAAACGGTACTTCATTATTGTGACCAGTATTATCTTGAGAGTGTACTACAACATCTTGATGAACTTCAACTGGACGAGGATCGCTAGTACCATTTGTAAAATTTTCAGATTCGACTGTAGATCGAGTAGACTGGTCTTTTGCTAACATATATCCGACTGCTCCTAATCCCAAGAGAAGTGCTGCTTCAATCATCTTTGTATTTGTCGATTACTTTTTCTTGTCTAGTCTTGCGGATTCGGGTTTAGGTTGTGTTCCAATAACTTTCTGACGATTATCATGTTGCCATGTTATTGCGCGGTGAGTCTGATCTGTTTCAGTTGAATTTGGTGGAATAAAAGCTGGAGCAAATGGTATATCATTTTCAGGAATAAATACGTTCCGCTTTATTGGAGTATTTAAAGCATAATTCATTTGTTATACTAATTATACCTTCTTTTTAAGTGTTGGTAAATGTGAATCCACATTCCATTCGGACCACCCGGTACGATTAAAAGCAGATACTGTCATACGATTAATCATACTCTTGTACTTGTCTACCAACTTTTCAAATGAAGCAGTATCTGTTCCAGGCACGGGAAGAGGAAATTTAGCAGTTTTATTACTGGGTTTTACACCATAACAATTGACTCCAAACTTATTGGAAGGATTGAAATATCCACCATTTACACCAGGTCTTCCACAACCTGTCCTCTTTGTTGCGTCACTCTCTTGCTGTAAAAGTTCCCATGTAGCTTGCTGTGTAGGAAACAAAGCCATTCCACCTTGCGTCCATCCGTAACCACACCATTCTCCTCCAGCTGTATATGCATCATTTACTTGATCATATGTAGCAAGCTCAGCTCCATATGCAGCGCAAACTGCTGGTGCATCATCATATGTATAATCATTTCCACTTATGAAAAATACCTCATTCTTTTCTAGTGATTGTGGTTGAGGACTAATCGAAATAGCTTGAGCTGGAGCTGGTGTCTTTTCATAAAATCCGATATCGATTCCATTAGGAGAAGTTTTGACGTTAAGTACTCCCATTTTAAAAAGTACAAATCCAATTAATCCGACTAGAACAAGTACTACTAATAGTGAAACTATGCTACCAGTTGAAACCAGAATTACTACTGAAAGGAGAGCTAATCCTGCCATAGAAACCATAAGTATTGTTGGAACAGGAATCATCTTTGTTAATTCTCTAGACGATAATAAATTAGTAATCTCATCTTATTTGAGATCGGAAACTGTTTTGATCCATGTTCTTGGAGTTGAGTATCGTTAATGGTAAACCATGATGAACCTGGCGGCATGTCTCTACCATAACCCCACCAATGCATTCCATTATAACAACTTACAGATATGAGCGCATATTGCTTTTTATTTAATGCAAGAATACTTGAGTAGTCGACTGATCCATTTGTAGGAATCATATGAAACACCATTACTTTTGGAAATGAACCAATTAGTTGTTGTTTTTTACATCCTTGTTTTCCACACTTTTCACATTTCCATTCATCTATTATATTCTCTTTTACTGCATTTGATATACATTCAATCATAGGGCGATTTTTAGTATCACTTGATATAGGGAATTCGATAACAGAGTCCTCTCGTATTTCTTTTGCATGACAATTGATACAACGAATAGAGTCTGCAATTTTAAAACGCATTAAGTTATCTAGAAATGGTAATTTATCACATAAGTATTGTAGAAGTTCATGTGAATCACCAATACCATTACCTGCTGGCATTATATTAGTTCTAATTGCATCGAATAGTTGTTTTAGACCATCTTCTCCCTTTGTCTTCCAAATTTTGCATAAACATTCGTCAATTATATTCCCCTTATCAAATGCGTCTGTATTGTAACGTTCTTGTACTTCTGGTATACGAAATACAGCTTGAATACAAGTATTCACCCAACAACTTCCTCTATAATTATGAAGTCCGAACATCTCTTTAATGTTGAAACTTAGAGAAATCTGTTAAAAAGGGTTGCGGTTCGTTTTCTTCCATTGGAAATGCTTTTGCTAAATCTGGATTAAATTTATATGTATCTTCATCTTCATGATCATCAGATGCGTGTTGTCCCTTAGGTTTAGATTTAGATTTAGATTTAGATTTAGGTTTATTTAATGCTCCTGGAATGGGAGTTATCTCGGGTCCATAAATATCTGGATACATATTTGTATCATTGTCCCCTGCGGAAGAAGATGATGGCGATGGTTCTTCTAGTTTTGGAGCCTTAGGACCATAAATTGGTTCTTCATTTGGAGTCAAGCTTGATGACTTATCCTTCGTACCGAATGTCCGTAGTGTTGAAAGAAGATCTTTATTTGTCATCTTTTCAAGATTAGGTTTGTAAAATATAATAATTGCAGTCGCAAGTATTAAAGCCCATATCCATATATATTCCATTCTTCTCTTTGTTCAAAGCAAAGAAATGCCTAGCAAAACGCGCAAGCAATCAAGGAGGCAACGTCGCCGTACTATTCGCAGAAAGACTCGTAAGGGTGGGTCAAATTCACAAGCATTGATTCCACCTACGTCTGCGTTTAAGAATGCTGCTCCTGTCAATTCGGATAATGTTTGGTATAAAATAGCTTGATTGTTTAACAAACATGCTACAAGGATATAAACCCGGTGGTGGTGTATGTAATCTTGGAGTACAAATTAAAAATCCTGGTCCTACTGGACATACTGGTCCTACTGGACCTGTAGGACCTATAGGACTTGGTTTAGTTGGAAAGCCGGGAACCACTGGATTCACCGGACCTACTGGAGCTACCGGATATACTGGTTATACTGGCTCTAAAGGACCTACTGGTTATACTGGTTATACCGGTATTAGAGGGCCTACTGGACATACTGGCCCTAAAGGATCTATCGGTTATACTGGTTACACTGGATATACTGGTTATACTGGATATACTGGATATACTGGATATACCGGATACACTGGATACACTGGATATACTGGATATACTGGGTTTACTGGCCCTACTGGACCTTCTAATGGACCAACAGGTGAAGATGGACCAACGGGTGATACCGGACCTACAGGTTATACCGGACCTACAGGTTATACCGGACCTACAGGTTATACTGGTGAGACTGGTAAAACCACAATTATTACATGGTTATCTGGTGGTAGTGATGGATATAACTATAGTCCTGTTATCTTGTATTTTAATCAAACAAGTGATCTAGTTGTTGGAAGTGATAATACAATATATTTGAATGAAGTTCCTTACAGTGGAACTTATAGTATATTTTATCAAACATTACAATCTTATTTAGAAACTGGATTACCATGTATTCTTACAATTATATCCGGTTTTGAATATGCTTCGTTATTGGTTATTGAAACAATAATTACAAATGATGTACTTAGTATATATACAAATGTACTCTCAACAAGTGTAGTAAACTTTACATTTGATACAGAATGTTCTTTTAGTTTAACATTAGCTGGAACTGATGGTCCAACAGGTACTACCGGTTACACTGGTTACACTGGTTATACTGGTTACACTGGTTACACTGGTTACACCGGTTATACTGGTTATACTGGTTACACTGGTTATACTGGTTACACTGGTTACACCGGTTATACTGGTTATACTGGTTATACTGGTTATACTGGTACTTCGGGAGAAACTGCAATTATTACTTGGTTAGCTGCTGGTCCTACTGGTTATGGAACAATTCCTAATGTCGATTATTTTACACAAGGTGGTGACTTTAGTTTTTTTATAGGCCAAAATTTAATTATAAATAAAAATCCTAATAGTGGAAATTATAACATATTTTTAGGAAGATTAAGATCATTTTTAGCAGTTCCTGGTTTTTACACTCTTCTCAGTATTACATCTACGTCTAGCCCTATAATTGAATATGTGACATTAGGAGTTCACTCTGTTATAGAGAACACTAACGGAACACTAACTTTACTCACAACACCTATCACAGCAGGAGGTGTTGTGGCATTCTCGGTAAATGTTGAGTGTGCTTTTAATTTATCATTACTTAGTCCACAAGGTCAAGATGGACCAACAGGAGCTGATGGGCAAATTGGACCAACTGGACCAACTGGAGATACTGGAATTGTTACTTGGTTAGCCGCTGGTCCTACTGGTTATGGAACAGCTCCTAATCTCACTTATTTTACACAAAGTGGTGACTTAGTTCCTTCAGTTAATGGTTCAACTCAAATTTTACGACTAAGTCCAGTTAATAATAGTGGAAATTATAACATATTTTTAGGAACATTAGAATCATTTTTAGCAGCTACTGAAACATATGATCCTAATGATGACGCGGCCACTATTCTTACTGTTATATCCTTATATCAACCTACGGTTCAATATGCTATATTCAGGCTTGATAGTAAATCAACTAATAATGGAATATTAGAGTTAACTGTAGAGGTTATCTCAACAGGAACTGTCGCATTCTCAAGAAATAATGAGTGTATCTTTAATTTATCAATAGCTTCTCGAGGAATACAGGGACCAACGGGAGATGATGGACAAACAGGACCAACAGGAGCTGATGGAGATAGTGCAGTTATAACATGGTTATCTGGTGGTAGTGATGGATATAACTATAGTCCTGATCCAGAACAATTTAATCAAACAAGTGATCTAGTTGTTGGAGAAGAACAATTATTATATTTGAATGAAGTTTCTCATAGTGGAACTTATAGTATATTTTATCAAACATTACAATCTTATTTAGAAACTGGATTACCGTGTATTCTTACAATTACATCTCAATCTCAATATGCTTCACTATTAGTTATTGAAACAATAGTCACAAATGATGTAGTAAATATATATACGAGTGTACTTTCAACAAGTGTAGTAAACTTTACATTTGATACAGAATGTTCTTTTAATTTAACATTAGCAGGAACCGATGGTCCAACAGGTGATGCAGGAGAGACAGGGCCAGCAGGAGAAACAGGTCCAACTGGAGATGATGGAGAAACAGGACCTACGGGTCATACAGGACCAACTGGAGAAACTGCAATTATTACTTGGTTATCCGCTGCTTCTTCTGGTTATGGAATAACTCCTTATGATCTTTATTTTACACATCAGGGTGACTTAGTTGTTGGATCCGGACAACTATTATATGTGCATGAAGTTCCTCGTAGTGGAAATTTTAGTACATTCTATCAAACATTACTATCTTATTCAGAAACTGGATTACCATGTATTCTTACAATTACATCTCAATCTCAATCTCAATATGCTTCGCTATTAGTTGATAATTCAGAAGAAGTCCCACCCATTGTAGATAGTGTGTTGACCATTAGTGTTATTGTACTCTCAACAAGTGGATTAAACTTTACAGCTGATACAGAATGTTCTTTTAGTTTAGAATTATCTGGAGGTGATGGACCAGCAGGAGAAACAGGTCCTACAGGAGATGATGGAGAAACAGGTCCTACAGGACCTACGGGTCATACTGGTGATAGTGGAGAAGCAGGACCAACAGGACCTACGGGTCATACTGGTGATAGTGGAGAAGCAGGACCTACAGGACCTACGGGTTATACTGGTGATAGTGGAGAAACAGGACCAACAGGACCTACAGGAGATGATGGAGAAACAGGACCAACAGGACCTACAGGACCAGAAGGTACATTTAATTTTACTGGTCCAACAGGTGCACTTTTATTTTATAATGGTAATGAAGTTACTGGTAGTACAGATGCTACATTCAGTGGAAATGAGTTATATTTGAGTTCAAATAAGGCGAGTATTTTGAGTCCAGATATTAGTATAGGGGATGGCCTTTCTTGTGGTATTACCATGGAACCCAATGAAATAGAAGTAACAGCACCTTACGTAACAATTACTGGTGCTTATGAGGCTACACTAGTAGAAAATGGTGGTGTGGGAGTCTATATTAGTGCAGCAGTAACAGAAATAAAAGGACCTGGTGGTTTAACAGTAGAGAACACTTTAACTGCAAAATCTATTACTGATTCTACAGGTTCGGTTGGTCTAGCGAATCAAATTCTAAGTGCTGGACCTTCTGGTGATACATTACGTTGGATAGATCTACCTTCTGGAAGTGGCGGTAATACAGGACCAACTGGAGAAACAGGACCAACTGGAGATAGTGGAGAAACAGGACCTACAGGACCTACTGGTGATAGTGGAGAAATAGGACCAACAGGACCTACTGGTGATAGTGGAGAAATAGGACCAACAGGACCTACTGGTGATAGTGGAGAAACAGGACCAACAGGACCTACTGGTGATAGTGGAGAAATAGGTCTCCT